TCTCAAAAGACACAACATCACCGTCAAAGTTTTCAAACTCCATTTCAAAACTTGTATCTAAATCAACCACAACATCATCAAAAACTATTTCTGGAGGAGGTGGTACATATTCAGAACTATAAACATACTCATCGGTAGTTTTAATGGTTTCATATTCTACAACTGATGTAATTGTATTAATAATTTCAGATATTTGATTGTAAGTGATGTTGAAAAAAATATCGCTAAAACCTGGCCCGTAATAATCTGAATTGTATCCACGATCGATTCCATAAAGCTCTAAATCTGCTGAGTCAAAAGTAATAGCGGATACATCTTGATTGTAAGAATAATCTTGAGAACCTGTCCAACTTATACTGGTATAATTATGAGTATAATTTTTTACTAAAACACCACTTGAGTAAAGGTTAACTGTAATCTTAAATTCATCTTTACAATCACCTGTCGTATTTGCACAATTAGGCACAGTGCTATTCGAACTATGAGAATAGACAGTAGATCCATAATCTATTTCTTGAATATTATCATAACTAGATAAATCAATATCATAGACTCGTGAACCACCACCCTGTGTTTGATTACCTGTGGTTATTTCAGCACCTGTCATTCCATAACTATTATTAGTTGTAGAAACGACGTTAATGTTTGTGTCAGTATAAGAATCTACTAGGTTTGATGTCGTGACTTCTTCTGTTACCTCGACAGTTTGATAACTGACATTTTCTACGTTTTCTAAAATTGTTTCAGTGTAAGTGTAGGTATCTGTTGTTTCTAAAAAATCTCCTACCAGCTCAGTATAACTATCTGATAAGACAGATTGAACGGTAACACTTGTAACCACTCCTCCATTAGGACCAGTATCTCCAACATTGTACTGCTGCTCGTAAGCCCTAGAAGATGAGAAGCATAGTAAGAGCCATAAGACCAAAATCTTTAAGATCATCCCAATCTCCTTCTGGTTTTTCCTCTACCACTTTTGTTTGTAAGAATTGAGGTTTATATCTACTGCCCTCAGGTATTTGATCTGGGTTTTCTTCCCAATATTTAGCTGCTTCCGCTCCGATGAAGCCTCGTGCAGGGCACGGGGTACCAGCATCGAGCATGCTATCCCAGACACGAGCATCTTGACAAAGTAAGGCTACCGCCGACACTTTCATGCCGTAGGCGTACTGGGAACGAGATAGCTTTAAAATTTGACACAGCTCATCGTCGACTAAAATTCCTGTAGCTACTCCTAATACATTATTTTGCACACTACCCCCAATACCAACTTTACATATATCATTGTTATTGTTGATTATGGTTGGAGCAGAAGCGGTGCTTGGTGATTTATCGACGGTTGTTGTTCCAGTTACCGTCGACGACACGGTATTGGTGGTGTTTGCTTCGGCTTTTCTACTAAAGCCTACAGCTAGAACTAAAGATATCATGGCTATTGAACATAACCATATAAACCAATCTTTTTTCATTTAACATCTCCAACGTTTACGAGCTTGACGTAATCTAGAATTTGGATCTGCGGCTGCTTTGGGAAATTTTTTCATTTGACCAGCAGAGCGAGCACAGAAAGATTTTCTTCTCTTCGCAGCTGCGCTTCCTTTTTTAACTTTGCCTGTTACTGCTGTTTTTAATTTAGAACCAGGGTTCTCTCGTCTGTAACGAGCAACGCCTGCTTTAGTCATTCCCGCCCCACTTTTCGTGGAGCGGAAATATTTTTTTGTTTTTGGTGGCTGTTTATCTCTGCCCATTATGCAAAAATACAGGTTAGTGAAGTCACATTAGTTAATGTGGCATGTATTCTGTCTTCAAATCGCATACCTGTATCTCCAATGTAAGTTTCAATGACTGCTGTTGCTGATGCAGGAGTATCTAAATCTAATCTAGTTGCTCCTCCACTACCGTCTTTTAAAACGATACTACCAGCAGTTCCACCACAGACAGCGTGAATAGCTATCAGTCTTGCGGGACCTGTTCCTACGTTTCCTGTAGCAGTTACTTTAGCCGATCTATAGTTAATCATAACTTACTCCTAACTTAACTTAGGTAAGCCTTCACCTTGTTGACCTTGATCTTTTACATAATAGTAAATGATACCAGTGATTGTTCCGCCTGTTGCTGCAGATGCACCTTGACCGCCAACAATTTTAATTTTTTCAGTTGCTGGAAGATCAACGTCACCTAAAGCAGCACCTGCTGTGGAGTCTCCACCCCATACAGTTACTACTGCTCCTGCGTCTGCATCAGCTTCGTTAAGTAGACCATCTACGTCTACAAAGTTAGTGCCACCATCGTAATCTGTGTAACCCATATCAATAGTTGGGTTTGTGCCACCTGTTGCATCACCGTTAAAAGCAATACCTGTTATTACAGCGTTTGTAGGAAGAACTACTGCTCTTGTATCTGTTGATGATACTTGAACATCAGTTCCTTGTGCTGCAGTTGGGTCAAAATAAAACTGTGCTGCTAATTGCACTGAACCAGCATAAGTTTCTCTTTTGTTGTCACCGCCATTTGATCTTACGATCCCGGTGAATGTTGTTCTGCTTGCCATGTCTTACTCCTTTTGTAAGTCCTCCGAAGAGGCCATGTTGATTGAAATTTTATTTTAAAATAAAAAAAGGGCGGATACAACCGCCCTTTTAGATTTAATAGTTTCTTAAAGATTATGCACCAGATGTACCAAATACACAGCGTGGATCTGAGAAACCGAATGAGTATCTCTCTCTAGCTTTGTATCTGACGTTTCCTGTATCAAAATCACCTTCCATAGAAGTTCTGATTGGTGAACGGTTAAAGTATTTGAAACCATTCGGCACATCAGTTTTGATATAGAAAGCATTGGTATCAGTTAAAAAGTGATTAACTGTGTATCCTTCAGGAATCATACCCATGTTTCTGATAGCATTCACATCATTGTCTGCTGTTCCTGGTCTTAATGCAGAATTCATTAGTCTGTCAGCAGTAAACTGTAATTCCTTTGGAATGATTAGTTTTCTACCTTGAGCAGCAATCTTTAAACCTCTCTCGTCTACGAATGCAGCGATATCGATTAAAGCTTGCTCTAATGATGTTTCGTTAAGATCAGCATCTGTTGCAAGTCTGTTGGAAAAAGTTCCACCGATTGCAAGTGGGTGTTGAGTGTTCACAAGTGATACACCATCACCACCAGGGTTTGTACCTGCAGCACCAGCAGCGGCAAAAGCGTCGTTAAGAATAGCGGCAGCTTTTACTTGCTTTGTGTTTGCCATAGATCTTGCAAGAGCTCTTGTGTATCTAGCAGCAAGTCTATCGTAGAGGTTATCTTCGATAGCTTCTTCTGTGATTGCGAAAGCTAATGCAATTGTGTCGTGTGTGTAACGAGCAGTGTATGCTTCGGTTGCTGTATCAAATGATACACCAGCACCTTCTGATTTAGTTGGTGCAGAACCGAATCCTGATAACATTACCTCTTCTTCGAAAGCACGATCTGAACTCTCTTCATCATAGATTTCAGCATGTTCATTTTCGTATCTTCCATACTCCAAGCCGAACAGAGCGTTCAAACCTGGCTCTAACTCTTTAACGAGTTGACTTCTAGAAATAGCCATAGTTTAACCTCCTATATGCCTGTTGTATCTCTGTATTGATGCTTATTGATTCTAACTAATATATTTGCGTTAGCAGCAGTAAAGTCATCGTTGTCAGGATCAGTTGATAATCCGACTACAGCGAAGTTTGATGCACTTGAAGTTGCAAATGTACTACCGTCAATAGCGACATCGGAAATACCTGATTTAGTAGATCCTGCGCTATATGTAGCGATATTACATGTTGAACCAACCTGTGCTTGTCCAGCATTTGTGTCATCACATTTGACTTCAAATACCACGTCTGGATCTGTAATTACGTTTGCAACAATATCGTCTGCTACAATCGCACCTGGGTAGTGATTTGAGAAAGTTGGTTTTTGTGTTGTTGGATCTGTGTAGAAACAACCGTTGAAAACACCAACTAGCTCAGCACCCGCAGTAGATCCACGAGAGATAGAACCATTTGCATTTAATACAACTGGATCTCCCATAAAGATAGAGTTCGTCTCATTGCTAGCGATGACCATTTCCTGTTGGCCTTGTCCGTTATAAGCGGATCCTAGCATTGATGCAGGACGAAATCCAAAGTTACCTGCTTGGTTTGCCATTGTTTTACTCCTTTAAAAGTAAAGTTAATAAATAGTAACTAACAATGGCTTAAAAAAACTTATTCAGTCTTTTGTGAGCCACCGAAAGTCACCCTGCTTTGCCTCTCAGGTTTGCTGATTGGCATACTGGGGTGAGCATCCTTCATTAGATCATTGTCAACAGCTTTTATCTGATCTTCAGTAAGACCTTGATAATAAGCATTACGTTGAGCAATGAGCTCTTCTGGAATGCGAGCCAGCAATAAGCCACCTACTCCAATAACTCCTGCGTTTTTTCCGTCTTCTATAGTTGGTAATTGCCAGTCAGGGTATTCGTCCGCTCTTACTAATTCATAACCTTCACGAAGACGGTTAATCACGTTCTTAGTGTCCTCATAGCCCCTTACTTCTGCTCTTATCCAACGATGGATATATCCATCAGGCGCAGGTGGTGCATCGAGTGATGACGGTCTCTGCCAAACACGTTTACGTTGAGTTTTTACCCGCGTGTCTGCAGATCTTGAGGTTTTAGTTGTCATGCTTGACCTCCTTGTTTAACGTACTTTGCGTACTCTGTTAGTGGCACACCTAGTTTTTTAGCAATAGCGACTTGTGAGGGTGTGAGTCTCACAGTCTTGCTGCGTGCAGTTTTAGAGGACGAACGATTTGCGCTGGCGACAGCTTGCACGGGTCTGTCTTCAGCAGAATAATCATTCACCTCAGCCTCATTACGACTGAATTTATGAGGAAACTCGTTTCGCATGCGTTTATCGATTTCACTATAGTATTCTTCCGACTTCGGGTCAAATCCTTCTTGACTAACCAGTTTCTTGTGAATCGAGATAGCTGTATACGTCATAGCCTCATCAGCACCAAACCAAGAGTTATCTTCTGCCCATTTCTCAGCACGTGGATCTGGTTTTGCAGGAGGAGCTGTTTGTTTATCAGGAGTCTTTACTTCTGTTCCTGTATCCTCTCCCTCTTTGCTTTGTCTTGCTTCGCTTGCACGTAAACGCTCTGCATCGATAGTTAATTTAGTTAGCTCTTCTTGAGCTTCAATTTGAGCTTTTGTGTCTCCATCAGAAACAGCTTTTTTATATCTATCTTGAAGAGCTGCTTTTGAAATTTCAATTCTGTTTTTAAATTCATTTAAATAACCTGAGTCTAGGTCTTTATATTTTTTATCTAAATCAGAATATTGTTTTTTGAGACCGTCAGCAAATTCAATAGCTGCTTTTTCACGTCTTTCTGCTTCTCGCATTTTAGCGGTCAGCTTATCAATACGCTTTTTTACGCTATCAGAATATTCGTTGAGATCGTCTTCGTTAGATTGTTCGTCAGCTTTAACCTCACGAACAGAGTTATCCTGTTC